AGTTGAAGACCAAGGGCGGCCGCCTAGCGCCGTTGCAGAAGGTGTTCGCGCAGGAAATGGAACGATTGGGGCAGCGTTATGTCTGCCTCTGGACGAAGGAGCAAGTGGACCAATGGGCAACGAATTGCGGTTAAGGCCCTACCAAGATACCGCGGCGGACTTCCTTTACGCGCACGACCGCGCGATGATCTTAGCCCCGGTGGGGGCGGGCAAGACGGCTATCACGCTGACCGCCATGCAGGCCATGCTGGCCGACGGCCACGTCAAGCGTTGGCTGGTGCTAGCGCCGAAGCGCGTTTGCACGGATGTCTGGCCGGTCGAGGCGCCCAAGTGGGCGCCCGGCATGAAGGTGGCTGTGGCCGTCGGGACGCCCAAGCAGCGCGTGGACGCCTTCGCGGGTGACGCGCAGGTGGTGGTGACGAACTACGACAACATTGAACGCATCCCCGGCGGGATAGGGGCGTTTGACGGCATCGTGTTCGACGAGTTGACCCGGCTCAAGAACCCCGCCGGCAAGCGGTTCAAGGCGCTGGAGAAGATCATTGGCTGGTTCAAATACCGCTGGGGCCTGACCGGCAGCTTCACCAGCAACGGTCTTGAGGACGTGTTTGGACAGTGCAAGATGGTGGATCAGGCGCTGCTGGGCCGGTCTAAGGGCGCGTTCTTGCAGAAGTACTTCGTCTGCATCAACCGCGAATACGGCGAGTGGGCGCCGCGCAAGGACGCGCTGGCCGCGGTCATGGACGCCATTCGCCCGGCCACCTTTGTGCTGGAGCCAGGCGAGTACCAAGACAAGCTGCCGCCGCTGAACGTGGTCGAGATGCGCTGCAACATGACCGACCGGCTGCCGTATGAGCAGATGAAGAAGGACTTCTTGGTGCAGTTGGACGGCCAGCAGATCACGGCGCTGTCAGCCGCTGCGGTCACCAGCAAACTACAGCAGATGTCCAGCGGGTTCGTCTACAATAGCCAGAGCGTAGCGCATGAAATCGCAGGAAAATTTACGCCCATTCAGGAAGCGGTCTGGTTTTCTTACCACAAATTCGACCTGCTGCACGATATTTTAGAGGGCAACCAGCGCGACAACACCATCGTCGTTTACAATTACAAGGAAGAACTGGCCGAGTTGCGCCGGCGCTATCCTCACGCCGTGACGATTGACGATCCCGACGCCATCGCCCGGTGGAACGCCGGCAAGGTCGAACTGCTGTTGATCCACCCCAAGTCGGCCGGGCACGGGCTAAACCTTCAGTATGGCGGCAACAAGATGGTGCTGATGTCGATCCCGTGGTCGCTCGAACTGTACGAGCAGGTCGTCGGGCGGCTGCACCGCGGCGGCCAGACCGCGCCGGTCTGGGTCTATGTCCTGCTCTGCAACAAAACCATTGACGAGCGTATATGGGCCGGGCTTTATGACAAACGCGCCATCTCAGACATGGCCTTGGACGAACTGAAGGGACCGAAAGAATGAATTGGCGGGAATTGAACGCCCGGTTGAGCAGCCTGCGCGAAGACGAGTTGGCCAACCTAATTGAAGAAGAACGTCAGGGAGAGCGCCGCACCACCCTGATGATCCGTATGCACCAGCGGTTCACCGCGCTCCGCGCCATGCGCGAGCGGCGGGAACTGCTTACGTCGGCGCCGCAGGGCTAGAACGCCCGGCGGTAACCGAGCATGATAGCCATGTTTCGGAGCCGCGTGTCAGCGGACGCGTCTAGGCCCAAAGACCCGCCCATAAAAGGCCGCTCGTATGAGGCAAACATGAATGGGTCGCGTTGGCCAGCGGTTTTGTTGGCCCCGGCGGCCAAAAATCCTTCGCCTACCGGCGTGTTTACGTTCAAATTGTAGTTGGGCACAAAAGACGTTGGGGCGCGGCGGTCTGCCGGTACTACACCTTGGTACCCCGCCGACGCTTGGATAGGGCCATAGGCCGCGCTCAAAGCGGGAAGCAACACCGTGCTTCCATCTTGTTGCGTCATCATACGCGAACCGACTTGCATGTTGTCCGTAACCGGGTACATGCCCGTCAACATAAGTCGCGCGGTGTCTTTTTCGTTAAGAACCGGGGCATAATCGGTTGTTGTAAACCGCCCCATAACAGGACCGCTTTGTATTGGAACGGAAAATACGTCGGGCAGGCCTTCGTTCTGTGAAAGCCGCAACAGCCGCATGGTGTAGTCGTTGATGTCGTATTCGTCGTTTCCCCGGACGAATGCGTTGACGCTTTCGTCTTTGTCAGGGTTCCGCGCCCGCCGCATTGAGTTCCGTTCCATCGTCGGCTCCTACGTCAACAAGCCCAGCGCCTTAATATACCGCTCGCGCACGTCCACTATGCCGATCAGGCCGCCGTTGATCCGCTGCCGGCACTTGTCCAGCGCGTCAGCGTCGGCCAGTTCGTTGCAGCCGTTGGCGGCCCAGTAGAACGCCGCGCTCTCGGCGGCGCCTTCCTTGGTTTCGATCCAGCTTGGCAGATCATCTACCAGCATACCCATGGTCTGCGCCAGCTTTTCGTAGTTGTACCGCCCGGTCGTCTGCATCAGCCCGCGGCCGATGAAGCGCCAGCCGTCGCCAGGGTTCTTGTTGCCCATGCGGCCGCCATAGGCCGCCTCGGCGATGGCCTTCTGATCCGCCGGGTGCGCGTCCGTGCGGCCCACTTCTTCGGCGTATTCGGGCGAGAAGTACTTGGGCCACTGCGCCACCAGCGCAGAGGGCTTGTAGTTCAGGTTCTCGCGGATGGCGCGGCCGCCGTTGCTCTCGTGGCCCGTGTTGGCTAGGAACATGGCGATGCGCTTGGGTGTGATGATGCCGTGCCGGTCGCAGGCGTCGTCCAACACTGCGGCCCATTCGACCGGATCGGCCCAACCCAAACCCTGCATTAACTTGGAAGTGATCACCTGCGAGCCATCCTATTCATCGCGTCGGTCTTCTCTTTACTGCCGGCGCTGCTGCCAAAGTAGTATGCCATAATGCCACCCCAGGCCGTCCCCAAAGTGCCAAGCATCACCAACATGGCCTCAGACCCGCCGTGCGTTGGAAGGCCATTGATCAACATATAAAACAGCACCCCAAAATAGCCACCCGTAACCAGCCCGGCTAGGACACGCGGGGTCCAATCCTTCGCCGCGACCTCGCGGTTGCGGGCGCTGTCACGGTCGGCGTTGGCGATTCGTTCTAAGTCGATGTCCAACTCGCGCATCTTGACCGCGAAGTCCTGCTCGGCGGTCTTCAGCGCCAGAAGCTGCTCCGGTGTGGCCTTGGCCGCAGCTTCGGTCAGTTCAGCCTCGGTGCCGTCTGGCTTGCCCAGCAGAGCCTCAGAAATGGCGCGTGTGGCCATGCCCGCTAGAGGGCCGCCGACGGCGCTGGCGATGGACGGCGCGACCGTGCGGACAAGGTTCAGAAGCTGGTCCATACTATCGCTCCAACATGAAGGTCAGGTTTTGGTGCCGGGGGTAGGTGACAGTCCGCTCACCTTCAGGACACTTGTACTTAATAGTAGCCAACAGCGTCGCCCGTCCTTGGGCGATGGTTTCCTTGTCGGCAATGTCCAGCAGGTAGGTGAAGGTGTCGATCTCAGGGCCAGCGGGACCGGTGAACCGCGTCATGCTTGGTGTGGCCTGGTGGATGACGCCAGCGCCGTCGCGCACGGTCACCTCGAACCCTTCGACCGAACAGTCGTCGCGCTTTTTGACCCGCGCCACTGTTACCGTAACGGGCTGGCCAATCTTGGTGTCGACGATCCTGAAATGCTCCGGCGCCCACGCGATAATCTCGTTCTTGAACCAGCCAAACTTTTCACCCGCAGAGTAGCCGCCAACAGCCAGCGCGAAGCTGGCCGTCGCAAACTGCACAACAGGCGTCAGCTTGGGCAGTTCCATTACTTGTCGGCCTTACGCTCAAGCCGCTCAAAGATGGCCCGGCACATCTCTTTGATTTCTTGCACGTCTGACTTGTAATCGTCCTTGCTGACGTAGCTTGTATGCAGTTCGCGCTCAATGGCCTTCATGTCGGTTTGCAGCGCCCTGACGCTCTCCCACACCACTTTCATCATCCAGCCAATCGCGGCGCCGGCAATGCCCACGATGATGTTGTACAGGTCTTGCGTCATGGGCGGCCTCTATCAACGAAAAGCATTTACAACAGGGTCTTCGCGCGAAGGCGGGGCTAAAGCATTTAACACTTGCGGCTCTACGCGGAACGCCGGATTTCGAAGACCTCTAGCCGCCGCCTGAAACGGTGATTCAATACGCGACACCGTTTTGGCCCGGTTGGCTTCGCGGCGAAGCGCGCGGTCAAGCTGAAACGCTGTGGTGTTAGGGTCAAGCAAATCGCGGGCGATACGTTCCGCCATTTCGCGGTTTAGGCGGCCCTCAAACCGTTGATAAAGGTTTTGCGCCAACGTGTACGCGCGGTTTAACAGCGAGAGCCGTGGGCCGCCGGTTGCCGCGGCTTCGGTAGCAGCTTTAGAAATGTCCGGTATATCCGTCCGGCGCCCGGCGGCAATCAAATCTTCCGCGCGTTCAGCCCGGCGTAAATCTTTTCCAATGTCTTGCACCACTTTAATATCCGCGGGTGTCAAAACATCCGACAGGTAAGAGAACCGGCTTTCGCCCGTGGACCTCTTGATAGTGCGCGGCGCGTTTTCAACCGCGGCGGCAAACATGCCCGCGCGCGATGCCTCTCCTGTCAATGGGTTTGTCAACGCGTTTTGTATTTCACGGCCAACCGCCATGCGATTGATAGGCCCGCTGGCTTGGGCAAAACCTTCCCGTGCCGCTTTGTACGCCGCCGATTGGTTGTCAATCCAATCCAACAATTCTTTTCGCGTGGCAGAAATGGCGTTGCGTTGCTCAACACCCAAGTTTTTTGGGTTTTCTTTGACGTAATCTTTTAGCGCCTTTTGCAGTCGGTCTAAATCGCGCACCGTATATTCAACGGGCGCTGCCGGTGCAGGCGTTGTCATGATAGGCCGGCCTTGCGCATCCACCATACCTGTCGGCGTTGGTGCTGCGGGCGGCGCGGGACGTCTAATAGTAAATGTCTGGCCTTTTTCGCGGGCTACTTCTTCTGCCCACGACAGCGCGTCGCGTATGGACGGTCGGTCAAACAATGTTTCTATGGTCGCGTCAGCGCGATAGACTTCCGGTTCGGCCCTACGATACGCGGCGCCCGAGGTTTGGGTACGAGCTTCTTTGGCAACCTCTAAAGCGCCCCGCTGCCCGGTAACAGGATTAGCCGGCGCTCCGCTTACTTGTTGCATATATGACTGCCTAGCGCGGCTTTGCTCGTCCAAAATACGCGGTAGTTCGCCGGTAAGTTCTTCGCCCGTTCGAGCAAAAGCCGCAAATTCTGGCGCGCCAGCGGAAGCGGCCAATTGAGAAGTTGTTGGCCGCGCCCCCGGCACAAACTCAGCATTAGGATTACGCAACGCCTGAAGAATTTCGGGGCCCCGCCCGCGCGCGGCTTCGGCATACGCGCGGGCCATTGGATCGGTCATGTCGTAAGCGACATCCGCCACTTTACCCGCGGCGCGCCCTGCCAGTTGAACGGGCGCAATCACAGGTGTCAGAGGATTAGTGGCCGTTTCTGCGCCTTGCAACACTCGCGCTGTGCGGGTCATGCCCGCGCCTCGCGCAGCGGCAGCCCCGCCGCCAAATACCATGGACGCGTCAGCGGCAAATCCTACGGGGTCTTCGGCAATTGTCCGCAGCGCGGCGTCCATAGACCCATACCGTTCAGCATATTGGTCAAGAACTGCCTTAAACGCTGCGTCGGATTGCGCGGCAAACTCCGGCTTGTACAGCGCGTCGCCTGCGCGAGCCAGCAAAGGGTTGGCCCTACGCATGGCGCCAAGTCCTAGTTGGGCCAGACTTTTTGCGGTTTCAATTGGACTGGTGACGGCTTCAACAAGACCGCCGTAAAAGTGTTGCGCGCTGCGCGGTAGATTGCTGACCGCGGCGCCCGGCACTTCGGACGCGGCGTACGAACGAGGGCCGGGAATGCCTTCGCCCGGTGACGGTGTGGACTGCGGTTGAAAATTTTGCCGCGCGTATGACAACACCTGTTCTTGCGTCGCGCCTTGGGGGGCAGTGACAATGAACCGGCGCCCGTCAGGGGCTGTGACTTCATATTCCATCACTGCACTGGGCGGATCGACCACCCACCTTCTGCTGGGGCTGCGGGAGCGGTCGAGGCGCCGCCTGCTGAACCGCGCTGACCGGATAACCGTTCACGAATTGCCAAAAGATCGGTTTGCAAAGTTCTAAGCGCGCTGGCGCGTTCCGCATTAGGCCGGCTGCGGTCGCCCAACCGGGCCGCCTGGGCTTGCAAAGAGTCAAATTCGGACTTGTTAAGGTCGCCGCGCATTCTCGGCAGCATAGACACAAGCCGCGCGTGGGCGGTTTCCAAATCGGCGGCGGCTTTAGACGCGTCCGTGGAAATGCCGACTTGGCCCAAGGCAAAATCGCGAGCCGCGCCAACACCGCTGCCGGTTGCCCGGCCCAACGTGCTTGTTCCGGTATTAGGATCGACGCGGATTACGCGGTTGATAATATCCATCGCGCTGTCGATGTTGCGTACGCTGTCTTCGCGTTCTTTTTCCGATTTGACGGCCTCTGTTCCGCGCTGACGCGCCCGTGCTTGTTCTTCTTCGCGTTGGAGCCGCATTTCGCGGGCTTCGGCGATGCTCCGTGGCAGGCCGGGTGCCGCCGGGCGCACGTCAGACACAGGCATGGCCAAGGGGTTGCTGGCCAAGGTCGCGTCGTCGAGGAAGGCGTCAGCCTTCATGCCGCCGCCCGTGGACGGCTTGACAAACGCGTTGGACACGGGCGTCGCCGTCATGGCGTTGACCGCTCCCATATCCGCCAACGGTGTTTGGACGACGGGCGACGTAAGCGCCGCGCCAGGCTCTACGCGGTTGTCCGGTGCGCCCATGGCAAGCAGACGGCGCCGGGCAGCGCCGGGGCCGTAGTCTACCGTGTCGCCCGCCCATTGGAGAATTTGACCGACGGTCTTGCCCTTCAAAAACGGATTGGCGTCGATTGCGTCTTTAGACAACACGCTTTCTACAGGCGCGTTAGGATTGGCAGACAGCAGCGACCGCGCGCCGCCGGCGCCAGCAAAATGCGCCAGATAGAGGTTGGCGCCGTTAGGCTCGAACCCTGCGCGGGATAGCGTGGCCGCATTGCGGTTGGTGTGCGCCTCGCCCAAAAATTCTTCGATGGGGCGGCCGTCCGGCAACGTGGAATTGCGGTAGGACAGGATTTGAGAATTGCTCAACCCGCGCGCGATGTCAGGGAAATTGCGCTTAAACTCGTCGATAAACGTGGGGTCGATGAACTGGAATTGGCCCCGCGCCGACGACGCCGGGTTAGCCCCGCGGCCTTCGCCGCGGTCTATGGCGGGCAGAATGGTAGAGATGTCCGTGGACCGCGACGTGGGGACGGGGGCGGCGCCTGTTGCGGGCGCGGACAGCGGGATCGTGTCGCCAGCGGTTGCGCCTAGCGCCGCCGGGGCCGACATAGGTGTAGCCATCGGCGCTGCGGCAGGGGGCGCAGCGTTACGCGCCGGGCCTTCAGTAAAAGGTACGATTTGCCCTAAGCGCCGGTTCATCAAGAACGGCGTGCCTTCTATTTCAATTTTTTCCCATTCCGCAAGCGATTGATCGGCTTTTTGCATAAGTACGTCTAGGCGCGCTCGGTCAAAAGTCGGCGGTAACTGCCGTGACCAGCCCGGTACGTCCCGTTGCACACGGGCAAGAAAATCAGCGTAAGTGTCGGGGGTAAGCCCCGGCATTTCGTCGCGGTATTGTTGGGTTAGTTGGATACCGCGTTGAACATCTGCGTTTTGCGCTTGGCGGCGCTGGTTTAACCCTGCGGTCAACGCTTGATACGCCGCCGCGCCCGTTGTTGGCGCGACCGCCAGCAAACGGTTAGGCGCGTCGGGGGCTGAAATATCGAAGTCTGGCGAAGACATTAGCCGGCGGATATTGCCCCGCTCTCGCTCAGCGCCCATTAACTGCTGTTCGCGCATCGCGTTTAGCGATTGCTCCTGCATCGCGTTGGACATTGCTACAAGGTTAGGCGCCTGAAAAGGCCGAAGTTCAGGCAAAGGAGGGAAGGAACCGGACATGCGCTATCTCCTTACACCTGGCGGTTGTAATACGCAGTTCTAGCTGCGTTAAGCTCGTTTACCCCGCCGAGATACTGCCCCTGCATGTACAGATTGGCGCCGGTGCTAAGGCCCTGGTTTAATGCGTTGGCCATGTTTATGTAGCCGGACGCGCGGCCAGCGCCCCCGGCCAGCGCAGCGTTTGACAGGCCGGCACCCATACCCATGTAAGTGCTGCCCATCCCGGCGCCGGTTTGGCCGGCCGCCGAAGTCAGAGCGTTTGCGCTGGTCTGGCCCGCGCCCATAAGGCTTTGCAGCGGGTTAAGCTGGTTGGCGCGGTTCACCTGGTAGCGGTTGAACGCGTTCTGGTACTCTTCAGACGCCGTGTCCTGCCCGAACCGCGTGATGCCCTTGAGCGTAGAGCCAGACAGAAGGCCGCCGCGCGCGGCCGCTGACCGTTCAAGCGCCTTCATGCCCTCGCTGACACGAAACCCGTAGCCGGGGTCGGCAGTATAGTCGGCCATGCTAAAGTCGCGGGCGTATTTACCATAGCCGGGCGCGGTTTTATTTTCGCTTAAGGCCAAATAATCCATCAGCCTGTTTTGCGCGGACAGGCCGGCTTGGCGAAATGGTTCTTGCAGTTCGACCTGTTTGCCGAACATCCGTTCCTGGGCGTCGATGGACTGCTGCGCGGCCTCGGAGGTAGCGGCAGCCGCGTCGCGCGCGGCTCTCTTCTGCGCTCCTGCCGCTTTGTCCGCCGCGTACATGCTGCCGACTGTGCCGATTAAGGCGGCGCCACCTACAATAGCTGCTGCTCCGACCATGGCGTCAGTCTCCAATCCACTTGGTGTAATACACCTCAACAGGCTGCATTTTCAAATACTCAAACAGCCTAGAAGCGTCTTTGTGCAGTTTGGACCCAAAAAACATGCGCTGGACGCCTCGGCGCTTGGCCTCAGCTTCTACCGCCCGAAAAAGCTTTACGCCTTCCATGCGCCCGCGGATGTTAGGGTGGGTCCAGAAGATGTCCATCTGAAGGGTCAGGCAAGTGCTGTAATGCAGGCCGGGGAGGACAAAACCGACGAAATACCCGACCAGCCGCGCGTCTTGCCGCAGCGTCACGACAAGGAGTTCGCCGGCGGCCTCGCTGGCCGCGTACACGTCGTACCGCATGGACAGCGGCACCTTGTCCTTGTTCAGCGCCAACTCTTCCCAATGCGCGGGAAAGAGTTCTACTGCGTCAACAAGGAACTCGCTCCAAGGTTCAACTTGCGCCGTAATCACGTCAGCCGCTCCGAATATCTACGATGCAGACAATCCTGTCATCGTCGCTGTTGTTTACGACGGAATGTGTCACGCGGGTGTTGACCCACCAAACTTCGCCAGGGCGAAAGTTGACGGTTTCGTCTTCGCAGTGAAACAGCGCGCCGGGGCGGGATTGTAACGCAATTTGGTACCGGGTGTAAAATTCGGCTGACGTGCCGCGATCGACATGCGGGTATATGATGGCGCCTGACGGCAGCTTGGTGACGACCGCGCGCCCCAACTGAACTCCATCAACGCGGCGAATTAGGTCCAGCACCAGCCGGCGCAGCGACGGCAGCGCCGTCCATGCAGGATAGGGGCGCGTCTGGATGTCGTTGGTAACGGCGGAAAGATCATCGGACACCTCGTTAAACCACAGCCAGATGTCGTTCACCGCGCTGTGGGCGGTTTCTGGATGTGTAGTCCGAAGGGTGTTCTGGTCCCATAGTTCGGGCTGCACCGCCAATTCGCGCAGTACCGGCGTAACGTCGACGTGTTCGGCTACGCAGAGAAAATGCTTCACTGCGTCACCTGGCGCCCGCTGGCGCGCATGTTGATCGCCGACGCAGTGCCGGCAATCGTCGAGATGAACGCGCTAGGGGACAACACCTGGCCCACAATCTCAGGGAAGGTGTAGGTTTCGCCCGCTTGCAGCGTCTTGTTCTGGACGATCAGGTTGTCGTTGCCGGCAGCGCCAGCGCCCGTCACCAAGTTGATGCTGATCGTCGCGGCCGTGCCGGTGTAGTTGGTCGCGGTGAACTTGTCGATGATTGTGGTCACGCCGGTCGACGTATATTGCGTCGTCTGCGTGTTCTCGGCGGTCTTCGCCGGGATCAGGACGGTTACGGTTACGGCCATGGGTTAACCCTCACTCATACAGGATGTTGATGGACCCGGCGTCAAACGCATCGGTGCCGTTGACAGTCGTGATGCGAACTTGCGTCAGCACATCAGACAAAGCTTTTGCGCCGCCCACGAGATACCCGGCGCCGCGCGAAGAATCAGTCAGCGCGCCTTGGGCAACCCAAGTGTTGCTGGTAAGGTTTGTGATGACCACGGCGCCATTTATCGTATCGGCGGCAAGCGGAGACCGAATACCAAAGCCTGTTGTGATTGTCGCCGCGTTAACAGAGGCAGCATCAGTTAATTGAACGCTTGCCCCCAAATATCCTGTCGTTTCAAAACCGCCAGAGTCCCCAAGCTGAATTTGCTTGTTACTCGTGCCATTCGTGCTGACGCCGTTAAACATTACCGTGATGCGCTTTACCCAAGAAGGGATGCCGGTAAAATCAATGCTAGTGCCGCTAGTGCTGGCTTGAGAGGTGCCGGATACCAGAGGATAAATGTTCGTGGCCACTCCGCCAACCCGCAACGTACCTTGAATTGCGGTATTTCCACTCGCATCCAGGACAATGTTGTTTGTTGCAGAAGATTCATGCTTCAGGTTGGTGGATTGTAGGGTGGACATCTTAAACTCCTAACGCAGCCTTGATTTCATCTGGTGTCGTAGCCGCATCAATGGCAATTTGCACCGCTGCATACTTATCACGAATTGCCTGACGGGCGGCCTCTGCCTCCGCTTCCGCAGTGCCGGGAATGCGCTTAGCAATCACCTCATCATGCGGGACAAACTCAGCAGCACGAGCGGATCGGCGCATATCATGCGCGATGACCTTGGCCTTGGTGATGTCAATTCGGATCATTGATCTTCCTCCACATAGGTCCAAGCACCACGGAAGGTGCGGTCTGCCGGGATGTCAGCGACATCCACGATCTTGAATGGCTTACCCTCTGGCACATCCTTGGCGGCAATCTCTTCAATCGTCAGCCCACAATCAGGCGTAGGAATGATGACGGAAACACCACCATCTTCTGTTGGGTAGATGATGCGTTGGTCCATGATTAACTCCTATTAACGGAAAATTGAAACATTTAGATAGGCGGCATCAATTGCAGTCCCAGAACTATCTGTCGTCAACAATCTGTATGCCGATGCTGTCGCTGATACATTCCTAGACAAACCCGCCGCGCCACTTGTTTGGGATTGAATAGCCACTGCAACACCATAATTTGCATCAGGCATGGCATTAGTAAAGTTGACCGTGTAATCGCCAGTGTTATTATCAGTAATACTAGTGACGTTTCCGCTGGCCCTAATCGCTACCGTCCCGGTTCCATTGAAATTCACCCAAGCCCGGCACCCATACGCCGTGGCAACGGAGCCGTAGCCGGAGTTAAATTGGAAATTTGCGCTACTATCAAACTGCCCAACAAGAGCGCCACCCTCTGAGAAGGAAATCGTATCAGCGCCAAAATAAACGCCAGTGTTTGTGTCGGTTCCTTGAAGGGCTGGAGTGGAGGCAGAGCCGTCAACACCCGCGATACCCGTGGAGCCTGAGATGGTTATGGGCATTGCTTACCTCACTCGTACAGGATGTTGATGGACCCGGCGTCGAAGGCGTCGGTGCCGTTGGACGTTGTGATACGAATAGCGGTAAGGGCGGCTCCAAGAGTAATGCCGCCTCCGCCTGCCCCACCGTTAGTACCTACTGCATTCCCAACAATTTCTGTCCAACTATTTGATCCAGATGTGGAAAGTATCATTGATCCCCACCGAGTATCGGAAGCGCCAATACCTATGGTTGTTAAACCATTTGTAATATTTGTAGTTCCACCGTTATAAAGAACAAAACTCTGATAGCCACTGGTTGTATATGTCGGCGTAGCCCCGGTGCCAAGCTGAACAATTACAGGACTCGTACCATTCGTACTAACCCCATTAAACATTACCGTGATGCGCTTTACCCAAGACGGGATGCCGGTAAAATCAATGCTGGTGCCGCTGGTGCTGGCTTGCGAAGTGCCGGAAGTAATAACGCTGCTCGCCATAGATGACACAGAAGCGCCAGTAATAACCGGGCTTGTCAGCGTCTTATTGGTAAGCGTTTGAGTTGCGCTATCCGTCACCACATTCCCAGTATTCGCCGGAAACGTAGCCGTGTAATCCGTCGCCGTGCTGGGCGTGGTTAGGGTGACGCTGCCGCCACCTGTGGAGGAGAGTTTTACCGGCATCTTACGTCACCGTCCATGTGCTGCCTGACGGAACGGTTACAGTAATGCCGCTCGCGACAGAAATTGGCCCAAACGTACCTGCATTTTGACCAGTTGGGATAGTGTAGTTGGTCGTCACGGTCTGGTCGTTAAGGTAGAATATCTTGTCAGTGCCGCCCCCAGCCGCGCCGCCGCCGATACTACCCCACAAAGTGCCATTGTATCCTTCAAAGCTGCTCAACGTCGTGTTGAACCGCAAATACCCTGACGCGCCTGTAGGACGCTCTGCGGTAGTCCCTACGGGCACCAGAACGGCGTCTGTGGATAGGATGGACAGCTTAACCGCGGAACTTGTCCCGCCTATGGCAATCCTGCCGCTGACGTAGGCGTTGCCGTTGACATACAGATCGCCGTTTACGACGGGGCTGAAACTGGCCGCCGGGCCGTACACGTTGTCGTAAGTCGCAATCGTGACGCCTGTCGAGGTCTTCAGCACAAATTTGTAGGCTGTCTGGTCGTCCAACCAAATCTCGTTTACGCGGCCAGCAGCGTCCAAAACAATCGGGTTGGCATGTGGTGTCGTGCCAGAAGACGACGTGTAGGTCGCTACCGGGGTCGTGGTGCCCGCCTCGTAAGTGTAGATCAGGCCGCCCGTAAGCGGGTCGCCGTTGTTGTCGAAAAATTGCCCTCCGACGCCGGCAAAGAGTGAGATAACAACGGCCATGCTCTACCTCGGCACAAGGGTTAAGGTAGGTGCAACAGTGTATGTTACACGCAACCGATCATTAGGCGACAACCAAAATACCCCAGAAGTCGAGCCGACACCATAGAAAGTTACGTTGTCGCGCGAGAAAGCAATGGCAGATACCGTGCCACCCGTCACAATGACATCTATAGACCGCCCGGTGGTGTTTTGAAAGGTGAAAGGCGACGCGCCGGCGGCTATGGCGCGCGGCAGGATAAGCCAGCCTGGCACCTCGTCGATGCGTGGCGGCGTGACCGCTAGGGCCTGCACTTGGCTCTGCAAGACCGCGTCAGCGTTGGCTGCGTAGGTGTCTGTGGGGTTTAGCGCGGCAGCTTGCAGCGCCTGCACGAAGACCGCTGGGTCTTCTGACGGAGGCCCTAGCTGCACGTCTTGGAGCGTGTCGGTGTTGGACCCGCCGCCGGTAAGATTGAACAAGTTGAAAAAGAACCTGTACCACTCGCGCGCCATTAACCCAGTGCGGTCGTCAATCAACGGCACCCGAGGGGCCGGGATATTGGTTACGTTAGGAGGACTAGCCATTGGTCGGGCTAATCGCCAGTTCGGCGCCCAAAATGGTTATTTTAACCGGGTCAGTGCCCGACACCTCGTACACTCGGTCGCGGATTTTCTGTGTCATGCCAAGGCGCCGCCAAATGGTGCGGTAGCCAAACCGCCCGATCTGGCCCATAGACTTCCAATGCTCGTTGGACCAGGTATGGCCGCCGTCATCAGACCAGCGCAGCATCGCGCGCGGTACCATGGTGGCAAGATTGGTCGCGGTGGCGTAAATATAATCGCCGCTCTCAGTTATTAAGAAATCGTCGCCTTCAGCCAAAAGCGCGCCCGACAAGTATGCGCTGTCGAATACCTCGTCGTCAGACGGCGCCGTGCTTAGCCCCACTCCAGTTTCGCAATCCAACTGAAGCGCGTGGTGCGCGGTGCGGCGCAGGTCGTTTTGGCCAGTAGGCAGCGCCCGCCACGACCGCAGCCATTTTTGCTCGGCGCCGTTGTCAGCGTACACGTCAAGATCAAAAGCGTAGATGTTGCCGTTCTCGTAATCGCCGATGACAATTTCGTCGTTGAAGTTCATCTGGCAATTGCCGCGGTGCCGGGTAAACTGGCCGTTATCCCAGCCGGCGCGCTCGTGCCAGGCTTGGGTAGCCACATCGTACACCCATGTCGTATTGGCTGACGGAAAGACCAACACATAGAACGAATGGCCGTCTTGCTGATAGGTGTAGCCAATTGCGTCGGACAAATTGCCGTACTGTTGGATTTGCCATTCAACGGCGTGTGTGGAA